CCCGTGGCGGCGTCTTGAGGGCTTGAAGGATCTGCCCGGATTTGTACTTGAGATAGCTCTCGAATAGATCGCCGCGCTTGTCGTCCTTCAGGAAGTCGACGTCGTACTTGAAGTTTCCCTTGTCGTCGCGGTCGCTCGGAAGGACCACGGCGTTCCCGCCTTTGAGGAGCTTCAGGACTCCGCCGACCAGCGAATAGCCGTCAACGCGGTCCCCGTTGGCGTCGAGGACGGAATCGAGAATGGCGCGGCCGATCAGCGCCGGATCGCCCTTGGTCTCGAAATAGCGGTTCGCATAGAGCGAGATCGCGCTCTTGTCCCACCAGTCCGAATAGGCGACGTTGTACATCGCGAAGCCGGTCAAGCGGTTGAAGTTGTCTTCCTTCCCGTGAGTCCAAAGAGCGACACGCTCGGGACCGACGAGGTCGGTCGGATTCGGGATCTGATTCCCGAGGAGCATGTACTGGTGGACCCCGTCCCATTCGTCCGTCTTCTCGTCGACGTGAAGCACGATCATCCGCGGGTCGATCGTCTTGAAGCGATCGAACGTCCAGGCCATCGGGAGCTTGACCGTCTGTGTGACTCCGCCCGTCTTGTCCTCGATCTCGACGTTCGTCGGCCCGGCTTTCCAGATCTTCTCGGTGACCTGGTAGCCGAGGCCGATCGCGAGCGAGGCCGAACGGGCGATCGCGCGGAAGTGCTTCTTGAACTCCGCTTCGACGAAGGATTTGATCTTGTCGTCGTTGCCGTCGACCGAGTACTGCGCGTTAATGAGCGGAGCGCGAAGCGCGGCATCGCCGAAAGCGACGTCGGGATCGTAGCGCATGAGAAGCCGCGAGGACGTCGAGACGGCCTTGGGGTTGAATTGCCCGATGATGTCGATGACCTGCGAGTAGATTCGACTCACCCACTGGGTTCGGAGGACGCTCATGCCGTCGCCGGGAGGCTTCACGGGCTCCGCCTGGGCGGTCTTCTCGAGCTTCTGTGGAGCGCGACGGCCGAACGGCCAGAGGTTCACGAGGGCCTCCCGCTGCCGAAGAGGCGCTGGCCGGGGACTGCGAGGCCGGTGTAGCCCTTTGGAACCCGCACCGGCCCAGGCGAGCCGGCGAGGTAGTTATAAGCGTGCGCCCCGGCGTCGATCATGTCGATCGTCGGTCCGCCGGGGAAGCTGTCCGCCTCCGCGTGGAAGTCCGCGTTCCAGCCGGCCTCGCGAATCGTGACGTTCCCGACCTGAGCCTGCGAGCCGAGCGCCATCGCGCGCATTTCCTTGGAGCCGCCCTTCGCGGCGCGCGATCGCACGACGACATATCCGTCGAGCTTCCGGACGAGTTCGTCGACCTGAGAGGGGCCGCCGGATCCGCCTTCCTCTTCGAGGACGACGACGACGTCCTTGCCGTCATCCTTGGCTTGCTGGACGATCTTCGCGTCGCGCGTTCCCGGACCCCAGCGGCCGTACTTGGCGTCGGCGATGTGGTAGCGGTTAACCTGGCCGTCGAGGCTCTGGAACATGAGGATCCCGGCGGTCCGCTTCGCCGTCGGAGACTCGGAATAGGCCAAGTCCCAGGCGCGACATTTCCGAATCGGCACGGGATCGGCGGCCACGGCCTTGAACCACTCGCTCTTCAGGTCGCCGCCGCCGCGCGGATACGGGCGCTGCTGGTACAGGCCCGCCCAAGTGTTCGGGTTCACGGCGCCTTCGATCCCGCGCAGCTGCTCGATCGGGTGGAGCTCCTCGCAGAGAGGCTCGCCCACCTTGCGGTTCCAGCGCCATTCGGGCCAGTTCTCGTCGACCTCGGCGATCGCCGGGAGACGGATGATCTCCCAGTGCTCTTTCTTGTCCTCGTGGAGTTTCAGCACGCGGCCGATGGGGTCGTCTACCGCGCGGCGCGTCATGAGGAGCACGCGCACGCCGTTCTTCTGGAGGCGCGAGGAGAGTTCTTCCTCCCACCAATGCCAGATCTTGTCCTTCTCGGACTTAGAGACGGCGACGGCCGCGTCCTTGATCGGGTCGTCGACGATGGCGAGCTCCGCGGGACGGCCGGAGATGCCGCCCTCGTAGCCCGAGGTGATCATGCCGCCTTCGTGCCCGTCGAGCTTCCACTCGCTCGCGCCGGCGACGTCATCGCGGACCTCCGAGCCGATCAGGCCGCCGTTGCGCATCACCACATCGCGCGTCTCACGGCCCCAGCCTGCGGCGTACCCGGCGGCGTAAGACCCGAGGATGATGCGGTGGTTCGGCCGGTGCTTGAGATACCAGGCCGGGAAGAACTTCGACCAGTATTGGCTCTTGCCGTGCTGGGGCGGGCACATGATGACGACGTTCGTGGTGATGCCGAGGAGAATCGACAGCGCGATGCGGTCGAACAGCGCCCAGAGTCTCGTTCTTGCCAATCTGCCCTCAGTTGCCGTTCTTGCGAGGAGGGACGGTGATTCCGCGCCGCTCTGCAAGCCGATCAACGAGATCGCCGAGAGCGTCGCGGATTGCAGGGTCTCGGAGTTCTTCAAGTCGATCATCGCTCACCATGGGAGAGGAGGTCGCGCTGGCGCCGGCGTTGGCGCTCGCGTTCAACTGCTGCGCGAGTTCGAACTTGATCGCCTCGGCCGCCGGCGTCGCATCGGCGAACAGCTTGTTGATGATCTGCTCGGCGAGCTTCGGCTCCTGCAACGCGCGGCGGAGGAGCGCCTCGACGTAGGGCATGACGTTGCCCTTCTGGTCGGCGATCTGGAGCTTCTTGATCGCGGCCCAGAGTTCCCTGTTGTGGTTCTGGACGCCGTGCGGATTCGGGGCGAAGCCCTTTTTCCACATGGTCGCCGGGCTGACGCTGTGGCCCTTGAGCGGATGGCCCTTCGCGTCGCGGGGGACCGGGGGCGCGGCCGGCTTCTCCGCGGGCGCCGCCGCGGGGAGATCGACCGGGCCCCCTGGCGGGGGCACTGCGGCGGACGGCAGCTGCTCTTCAGGGGAGTGGTGCGCGCCATTCCCGTTCCCGTTGGTGGGTGACAGCTTCTCGTCCATGCAGACGGGATAATATTCCCGTTTGAACGATATGCGCACAGGCAATCAACGCCAGAGCCCCGTTTGGGATCAAGAATGGGGTATTGGCTACGGTATTGTCGGGGGCTTGCGGAAGGGAATTATCTCCTCTCCGCTGGCCTCGAGCTTGTCGGCGATCGCGTCACAAATCCACGCGTTGAGGCTCCATCCCCTACGATTCGCCAGTCGTTTTGCGGCGATAAGATTCGGAAGAGGAGCGCGCAGATTGATGTCTTTCTTCACGACCTTGTCGCTCCCATCTCTTCTTTCTGCAAGCGCCATACTTTCACCCTCTCTTCTCACAGCACAACCTCGGGCCTCGTCAGGTTCCTGGCTTTGTTCTTCGTGAGGTTCTGCCAGCGCAGGACGGACACGTCGACGTAGGCGGGCGAGATCTCGATCGAGAAGCATCGGCGCCCCGTCGTCTCCGCCGCGATCATCGTCGAGCCCGATCCGCAGAACGGCTCCACCACGATCTCGCCGCGGCGCGCGCTGCTCCGGATCGCCCGCTCCATCATCGGCACTGGCTTCGGCGTCGCGTGCTCGTGCCTCTCCTCGCCGACCACGCGCGCGAACTCCCAGACGTCGGTCATGGACTCGTGGGCGTTGTCGAAGTACGGCCGCCCGGCGGCGAACTCCTTGAAGCGCGGGTCGCGCACCTCGCCGCGGAAGACCGCGAGCACCGTCTGGTACTCGGCGTGCAGTTCGGAGTAGGACCGCGCGAAGCGGCCGGTGGCCTTGGCGAGTTTCTGGTAGTTCTCCTCGGAGATCATCACCCACTGGGATTTGCTGAACCAGTGGTTGTGCATGTGGTTCCCGACGATCTGCCGCGTCTTGGACGGCGACAGGCCCGCTGCGGTGCGCTCGCTGTCCAGGTACGCACGGATCGGTTCCCAGCCGTCCCAGTAATCCTCCTTCGTCTGCCCGACGAGGAAGACGTGGTGGCCCAGTTGGAAGAACAGACACCGCTCGGAGGCTTCCGGGTACTGCGTGAGCTCGGGTGACTTCATGCCCGCGATATTCTTCTTGTCCCACACGATCTCGTTGCGCAAGGTGAGAGACTCGTAGGACGAGAGCCGCGTCCACCAGAGACGCCAGAGGTCCGGAGCCGCGCCCCAGATGTAGGCCGAACCGTTCGACTGGACGTGCGGCCGGACCGCGCACCACCAGCGCATCTGGAACTCGTCGAGCTTCGGGCCGTAGATGTTGTCGTTCTGTACGCCGTCGGCTTCCTTGCCCATGCCGTAAGGCGGATCGGCGTGAACCATCGCTGCGGTCTGGCCGGCCATGAGCGCGGAGATCTGCGCCGCATCGGTGCTGTCCCCGCAGAGCAGTCGGTGGGATCCGCACTCCCAGATGTCGCCGGGTGATGACGTCGGATTCGCCGGGGGCTCGGGAAGCGGTTGCTCGTCGGAAGCCGTCGGCGGGAGCAGCTTGTCGATCTCGAAGCCCTCGAACCCGGTCAGCGCGAGATCCAGCCCCTCCGCCTTGAACGTCGTCAGGAGCTCGGCGAGCAGTTTCCCGTCCCAGTCGGCCCGCTCGGTCAGCTTGTTGTCGGCGATCGTGTAGAGATCGGCGTCGCGGTCAGAGAGCTCCGCCACGACGACGGGGATCTCCTTCGCGCCCTGTTTCTTGAAGGCGGCGAGGCGGCCATGGCCGGCTAGGATCCGGTACGTCCCGGCCTGAACGATGATCGGCGAGAGGTAGCCGAACGTCTCGATCGACTTCGCGATGGCGTCGACGGCGTGATTCTTGCGCGGGTTCTTCCCCCAGGGCTTGAGCTTCGAGATCTCGACGGTCTCGATCTTCGGGATCTTGGTCAATGACCACCTCCAATTCGAACCAAGACGTAGACGCAGACGGCCGCCATCACTAGCGCGAAGGCAAAGAGAGCGCGGCGCCAGAAGCGCGCGCGCCGCATCTCCTCTTTGATCTCCGGGACGCAGTCCCGGCAGAGCTTCATCGGATCGCCGAGATGCTGGTGGCTCATGGCTTGCCTCTCTTCGAAAACAGCGCGAACAGGATCACTGCGCAGAGCAGCGCGGAGAAAAGGACCAGTAGTTCGGTCGTCACGTCGGGCTCCCTTCGCCCGTCGGCGGGAAGACGTCCGCGAGTGGATCGACCTTGCACATGGGGACGGGCTTCGAGGGCTGGCTATCGCGAAGGGCAGCCTTCGCTCGCTTGTCGCATCCGATACATTTCCGCCAGCCGCCCGGTTCGCAGTCGACATCGCACGGCTCGTTACCGAACACCTCGTGCCGCAGGGCCTTCTGCAGATTCCCCACCTGAAGTTCTGCGTTCAGAACCATCAGCGATCGCACTTCGCCCACCAAGCGCACGATCAGGCTCCGCGTTCTCAGGTCGGCAGGATGCTCGTTGACCTCCGAAAGCTCCCTCTCCGTCATGCTCACGCCGTCACCTTCGCGCCGATCTTGCCCAGTTCGGCGTCCAGCTGGATCCGCAGCTGCTCGATAGTCGTGTCGAGCTTCTGGATCTGCTGGTCCTTGGCGTGGAGCTCGGCCGCGCGGGCGGCGACGCTGCCTTCGGCGTCGGCCTGTTCCTTCAGCACCCTGCGAGCCATCTCGTCATTGATGGCCTTGAGATTGTCGGTCAGCCGCTGGCGAGTGGCATGATCCTCGCGCTCGACTTCGACCTGGCGGGACTTCAGCGCGCCGAGCAGCCGGGCGCGCTCCTGCCGCCTGAGGTCGATCGACTCGAGGAGCTTCTGGGTGCGGCGCACGCCTTCGCTCGGCTCGTAGCGCGAGGCCGCTGGACCTTGTTTCGTCTCGACGGCCGGAGCCTCGAGGGGTGGGGTGGGATGCTTCACCCGCAGATCGTCCACCCACTCGCGCAGCTTCTCGACTTCGTCCTGCTTCGCCGTTCCGCTGTTCATGTCGCCTCTCTCCTAAAATATTTACAGGGGGCCCGGCTCGGAACCGGCGCCCCCACACAATGCCACGGCCCGGAGCTCAGCCCGGCCAGCGGCGTAACCGTCAGTCACCGTCTTCCCAGCCGCCGCCCATGCTCTCGCGGCGATGCCGGAGCTCGGCCTTCGTGATCCCCGTGCCCTTGCGCAGGAGCTTCACCGTTCCATGATCGGGAATCCGGACGATCGCCGCGGGCCACCCCGCCGTGAAGATCTCGATGATCTGGTTGCGATTATTGCGGCGCACGCCGAGGGCATGGAGGCGCAGGACCTGGCCGTGCGGCCCCGTCTGCTCGAATACGTCGCCCGCCTCGATCTCCGTCGGCCTGGTCGGAGTCGTCGCGGCACACTTGCAGACATTGGCCTCGCAGCTGCACTCCGCGCGCGCGATGTAGGCGTCGAAGGCCTTGATCCGATCCGAGATCTCGAGCGCGGTCTGCTTGCGCTTCGGCTCCTCCTGGAGCACGTCGCGCACGAACTCGCGCAGCTGCTGGTCGTCGATGAACTTGCTCACTAGGTCCTCCTCACTTGAATTCCTCGCAATCGCACTTCACGCATCCGGCGAACGGCAGGTGGTAGGCGACGGAGTGTCCGCAGTTGTCGCAGTCGCCGACCATCCTGCGCCACCATCTCGAAATTGCCTTCACGCTTTCCTCCTGCTTTGCCCGGCGAACCAGCCGGGCTCGTGGTAGGTCTTCCCGATTCGGTGCTGGTGGCCGAAGAACACCTTCGACCCTAGGCTCGCCGGCTTGCCGCATCCGCAGGCACAAATAGGGCGGGCAGGGCCGTGCGACCGCTGCCCGCCCGGAGAGCTGGGGAAGATCTTGTTCACAGTTGCGCCACCACGATCTCCTCGCCTTCGAGCGTGGCGAGGTCGTTCTTCGTGAGGAAGGCGCGGCACTTGCGCCAATGGCCGCCCTTCATGCTCAGTCCCGAGAGTGTGGCGAGTTGCGTCTGAGTCAGCCGGCCACGTTCGCATAGGATCCCGAGGCACTTCTTCGCGCCGACTTTGCCCGCCTTTTCCATCCACTGAGGCCATGGCGGAACGGTGACGTCGATGCCCCCAGCGGCCGTGGACGACGTCTTGGCGATGCTCTCGAAGAGCCACTTCAGGGACTCGTACTGCGGCAGGAAATACTTCCGCACCGACTCGACGCGCGAATTGGCATCGCGCATGGAGATCTTGGCCGCAGAGAGCTCCGCCTTGAGCCTGACGTTCTCCGCCTCGAGATGCGCATTCGTGGTTCTGAGGTCCGCGATCTCCGCCATGCGGCCGGAGCCGACCGGTATCTCCGTGATGACCTCGGCCGCCTTCGCCAAGGCCTTCGGCGACGGGACGGCGCCCTGTGTCTTCGTCATCTCGCGCTTCACGCGCTCGGCGAACTTCGTCACCTCGCCCAGGTGGACGGCGGAGGCCTTGAGTCCGAGCTTCTGCATCTCGCGCGGGTGCAGCGTATGGCGCTTCCGGAATGTGAACTTCTCGAAGCGATCGTCATTCGGCGCCCAGTACCAGGCCTCGCCCGCCTTGAGCGAGCCCAGTTCGTTGAAGGCCTCCTCTGCGTTCTTGCCGATGTCCTTCGCCTCCATCCAATCTCGGACGGTGTCGCGGTCCTTCTTGTGCGTCATGCCCATCACGATCATCGCCTCGCACTGGCTGAGGACGTCCTTGTCGATCGTGGCCGGCCGCTGCGTGGCGGCGATCACGCCGTACCCGAAATTGCCGCCGATGGTGGCGAGCTTCGCGACCGCCGATTTACAGATCTGCATTGCGGGGCCCTGCGCCGACTGCGGGATGAGGACCTGCGCCTCCTCGAGGAAGATCGCGCGCGGGATCTCTGGCTTCGACCGCATCAGGCGCCCGGCGAACTCCGTCCAGAACTTCCGCACGCTGCCGAGACTTTCGAAGGCCACGTCGATTACCGCGCAGATCGGCTCGGAGAGCAGGGCCTCCGCGAGGAGCTCGCCGGAGAACTTGTCGAAGCCGATGTCGCCGTGGGTTCCACCGATCACGAGCACCGGAAGTCCGCTCGGGCTCCCGTCCGGCTTCACGCGCAGCCCGTACAGGTTGTTCGCGGGATCGTTCGCGATCCACGGCCTCCCCGCCACGACGAGTTCCTCGAGGATCACGCCGAGCCCATAGGTCTTGCCCTTTTTCGACTGGGCAAGCATCGCGATCTTCTTGTCGCCGAGATCCGCCGGAAGGTAGAACGGGCTGCCGTCCACCGTCGTGCCGGTATGCAGCTGATTCAACGGGCACCCCCTTCCGGCCGGCCGGATCCCAGGATCGCGGCGCAGGTCGGGCACCAGGCGTCGATGAGCTTGTTCGAATGGCCCACCGAGAGACCCGGATCCAGCGCGCGGAGCTTCTTCGCATGGTGTGGATTGAGCCTTATGTGCATTCCCCGGATGATCCCGCGCGCCCTGTCGAGGGCCTCGCGCAGGCCCCCGATCTCCGCGCGCTGCGTGTCGATCATCACAGCCTGCTTGACCAACCGGTCGTTGAGAAGCCGGCTCGCGCAGAGAAGTTCGGCCCTCTCGCTCTCGAGCTCCTCCCGGATGAGCTTCAGCTGCCGGATCTCTTCCCGCCGCACGACGTCCCCGTCGGGATGATTGGGGTTGCCAGCCCCCATCAAATTGTCAGCCGTCTTTGTCGCCATTACCGCCTCCTCCTGATTTCCTCGCGCACACGATTGCCGAGGGCCTCGCGCGAATAAGGGCCCTCCCACCGCTTGATCTCGTCGCCTTTGCTGTAAAACACCACCGTGGGCACCGCTTCGATCCCGACGGCCTGGCAGATGCTCGGGTTCTCGCCGGCGTCGATCCGGTAGAACCGCATCGGCAGCACGGCCAGTTCGTCGGCCAGGGCTTCGAACTCCGGCCGGAAGTGGTCGCATGGGATCGAGCTCCACGCGAAGAACGAGACCAGCGCATCGCCGCTGCGCCGCTCGATCAGTTCGTGGAGCCGCTCGTCGTTGATTTCGTAGGAGTGGTAGGTCATCCCGTCTCTCCCGCCGCTTTCGACTTCTGGTCCGGCTCGTCGCCAGCGGCGCCGGACGACTCCTCCTCGCTCGGCTTCTCGAGGCACGAGCAGCGGATCACGGTCGGGTAGCGGACCTCCCGGCCGCTCTGCGCGAGCACGACGCGGTCCGGGCCCGGATAGACCCCGACGCCTTTGCACTTCGGGCAGCCGGGCTTCCCAAGGGTGTGCGCCATCGTCAGACTCCTTCGATCGAATGCGACTCGGCCGCGCGCTTGCGCAGGGCGGCCTTGATGAACATCTCCCGGCCAGGACCGACGGGCACCTTCGAGGCGTCGGCGGAGGCCTGCGCGTCGGCGGTCCACCCGCGGAGCTCGTCTGGATCCATTTCGGCGAGCATCTGGTCCGCGCGCGCCCGCGCGTCGTCCTGCCGTTTCTGGATCACCTCGCGGCGCTCGGCGAGCACGGCCGGCCGCTCCGTCGCTTGATTCTCGCGCCCATGCCCCTTGCCGTTTCCGTTCCCGTTCTTCCGGGAGGGGTGCTGGTAGTTGTCGACGATGGTCCAGATCTTCATGCGGTCGGCTTGCGCCTCGACGTCGCTGAGGACCTGCGGGAGAGACACCCCGAGGCGCAGCGCCCGCGAGACCTCGAACTTGACCTTTCCGGCGGGCACGGATGGGTCTCGGCGGGCGTAGGCGCTCACCACGTCGTCGATTCCGACCTCTGGGCCTCGTTCGGTCGGAGGCGGGGTTTGGGCCCCTTCCGTGCCCTCCGGGGTCCCTGCCGAAGGCGAAAAGGAGGGGAATCCTTCCCCTCCCCTCCTTTCCT